GAAAAACCTAAGTACATGGGTATGTCAGGGAGTGAGACAAGGTTATACAATGTTGGAGCAATCAGTCAGGCAACTGACTTTATAGCAGTATGTGAAGGAGAAATAGATGCAATCACGCTCACACAAAAGTGTGGTATCCCGGCAATTGGGGTTCCTGGTGCTAACTCGTGGAAAAGACATTACTCGAAACTCTTACAAGACTTCGAGCGTATCTATGTATTCGCGGATGGTGACCAACCAGGTTCGGACTTTGGCAAGAAACTTGCGAGAGAAGTTCAGGGAGTTATTGTAATCAACATGCCAGACGGTGAAGATGTTAATAGTATATTCAACAAGCAAGGAACAGAGTTCTTTATAGGGAAGGTAGCAGCATGAGTAAGATGAAGAGTGAGTGGGAAGATGAGTACTTCGGTGAGGGATACGTTTACATCACAGGAGATTGGGGTCATATTGAACCTACTAAGGGACCTCGGGATAAAGATAGAGCACGTGAAGAGGCTAAGCAACGACACCCTTCTTCAGGTAACCGTAAGTCTCCCACCCAGGAGGTAGATGATTTCTGTCTACGCTTTGCATTGTATGACATCCAAGATGAGTTAGCAGAAATCTTGCTTAGCAAGCATGAGGACTATGGTCCAAAGAATATTAGTGATGCACCTGGAGGTGCTCTCAATGGTATCCGTGTCCGCATGCATGACAAGATGGCAAGGCTTAACAACCTAGTAGATAACAATAAAGAACCAAAACATGAATCAATCCGAGACACACTCGTGGACATCGCCAACTATGCAACCATTGCAATCATGGTAATAGATGACGTATGGGACACTGAGTAAACAGGTAAGGAAACAACATGAAGCGTATCGTAGTACTATCAGACATGCAAATACCGTATCAAGATAAGCGTGCAACTCGTGCAGTTATGAACTTTGTTGCAGACTACGAACCAGATGAGTTGTTCTGTGTAGGTGATGAGGCTGATAGCCCAGAACCGTCACGTTGGAACAAGGGTTTGGCTGGAGAGTTTGAAGGAACTCTACAGAAAGGTCTAGATGATACAATAAAGATAATGACAGGCTTTAAGGAAGCCCTAGGCGATAAGCCCTTCCATACAATGAGGAGTAACCACGGTGACAGAATCCAGAACTACGTATCTAGGTATGCGCCAGCCCTCTCATCACTACGAGACCTTGAGTACAGCAAACTACTTAAGTATCGTGAGAATGAAATTACATATCACAATAGGTTCTATTCCTTCACTCCAGGCTGGATACTGGCACACGGCGATGAGGGTAGAGCCAGCAAGCAACCTGGGGGTACGGCTCTTACCCTTGCTAAACAAATTGGGGCTTCGGTTGTGTGTGGACACACCCACAAGCAAGGAATCCAGCATGAACACACTGGGTTTGGTGGAACTATTAACAACCGACTCTATGGTGTGGAAGTTGGGCATCTCATGGAGTTATCGGAAGCGCACTATCTCGGACAGACTGGTGCTAACTGGCAACAAGGGTTTACTATACTCTATACGCGTAGAGGAAATGTGACACCCGTGAATGTACCAATCAATGGTCGCTCATTCGTAGTTGAGGGTAAGGTCTATGAGTTCTAATGATAATTTTGTCAAAGAGTATGAAGGTATGGTTCGACAGATTGCATCCGAATATCATCGCAAGTATCCGATGGTGGAAAAACCAGATTTAGAACAAGAACTATGGTTATGGTTTGTGCAACATCCACGCAAGATGGAAGAGTGGACAACTACACATGAGTCGAAAGACTCTGACAAGTTGATTGCTCGCTCCCTTCGTAACGCTTCGCATGACTACTGTTTCAAAGAGAAAGCACGAGTAGAAGGGTACTCACCTGATGATGTGTTCTTCTACAAGAAGGAGTTCATCAAGATGATGATTCCTGCTGTGTTATCTGATGATTGGCAGAAGGTAGAGAACGGCATTGCTAACATGGGTCGTACCATGAAAGCACCATCGGAGTCAGGAGACTTCATGGCTTATGCTGCGGACATTAAGAAGGCATTCGAGCAACTTGATGAGAAGGAACAGAACCTAGTGTTCCTGTTCTATGGTGAGGATGTTGATTCAAAGACACTTCATGACATGGTTAACAATGAACGACCAACTGCTAGGGCTACGGCAATGGCAGCCAATCGTTCTCTCAACAAGATGGTCAGGAAACTAGGTGGCTTCGCACCATGGAAGGACAATGATTATGTGGAACAGAAAGTTGAAGAAGGAATTTCAGATACTGAATGACGAGATGCAAGAATTATATGAAGAAGTTAGTGCAATGTGGTATCAACTAGAGGAGTTAAAGGAAAAGAAAAATGATTTGCAGTGAGTGCCAAAGAGCAGGAGATGCAAGTAAGATGGCACAAGAATCATCCCTTGCACACATGTTCCGAAAGGAATTGTGGTACAAGGCTAAGACATTGCACTCTATGTGTACGGCAGTAGATTGTTACTGTCAGCATGTAGTTAGGGCTATGACTTAGATGAAAACTATCCTTCAGTTGTGTGCTGATACAGGTTCAGATACTAAACCCTATAAGGATAACGGATACAATGTCATTCTTGTTGGCAGTGACATAGGAGTAGAGAATTATCACCCACCAGAGGATACCTATGGGATAATTGCTAACCCTGTGTGCACTGAGTTTTCTATTGCAACAGGATTTCATAACGAAGGTAACTATGAAGAAGGTTTATTCTTAGTGCGAGAGTGCCAAAGAATTATCTCAGAGTGTAATCCTCACTTCTGGGCAATAGAGAATCCTGCCAGTGGTAGGTTAAAAGACTACTTGGGGAAACCTACTATGACCTACGAGCCATGGCACTTTGGTAGTCCATGGACTAAGAAGACAGCACTATGGGGAAAGTTTAATAAGCCAGAACCTACGTATCAGAGCTGGGAAGATGTACCAAAACTTCCTCTGTACACTAGACCGGGCAGACCTAAGCCATCCCTAGCCTTTCTACATAAGAGTTCAGTCAAACTTATACCAGAGTTTGGAGCATTCAATCCAGAGAGTGATATGGAGTTTCGGTCTCTATGTTCACAGAAGTTTGCACAAGCATTCTTTACAGCAAACCCATAAAAGCAAAAAGACCCCCCTTGGATTTCTCCTTGGGGGGGGTTTTTGCACAAGGTATAACTTACTTAAAGTTAATGGCTACCTTAGGGTCAACGTAACCATCTTTTAACCAACGGCGTTGCTTCTGGACTTCCATGTGTACGTGAGGACCAGTTACATTGCCGTCTTTACCGCTCTTTCCAACGATATCTCCAGCCTTAACCTTCTGACCAACCTCAACAGATTCTGCTGACATGTGTGCAAGGATAACTGTGTACTTCTTACCACCAGATACAAATTCAATAGTAACTTGTTTGCGACCAAAGGCTTGACCCCATACAACACCGACACCAACTACAACTCCGTCAACTGGAGAGCGTACAGTAGTACCTACTGGACAAGCCTGGTCTACGCCTTTATGAATTCCACCAGACCAATGCTTTCCTTTAACTCCGTAAGCACAATTAACTGGGTACTTCTTGACATCAACTGGATACATTATTTAACTTTTCCGTACCGCATGTCCATGCCATTAACATAGTTGATTGCAATAGGTAGTGCTGCACCGAATGCAACAATAACAATAGGTGCTAGGTTAAATGACGCTAGGTTATCTAGGAAATACACAAGAGAAGCACCTAGTGCTGTCTTGAACATTCCACCTAGTGGACTATCTGCTAACCAGATACCGAATTTCTCTACATTACTCATCTACAGTTTCCTAACTGTTACTAACAATAAGCCACCGAAGCCACTGTTATTCTTATCGGGGGAAGATTCATTTGTGAATCTAACTTCTTCAATTACTCCTGCATACTGCTCACCAGTACGGTAGTCAGTTACATTAACAAACTTACCTGTCTCTTCAATGGCTTCCATGCGCTGGATGTATTCCATTGCACGACCATCGTAACCGAACATAGAGTTATATCTATCCATCTCTTTGTCATAACAAGATAATGGGTATTGATATAAACGCTGACGGCGTGGAGCAATTATAGATTTAATTTGGTAAGCCTTTATTACAGGTAAATCTTGGTCATTAGTTAAGTTATTAAGTGTAAACTTAAATGCCATATGTTCTTGCTTAGCAGCAGGTGTAACAATAAGAACGTCTTGATTACTTGAGGCTTCAGATATAGTAGCAATAGGAGTTTCTAACTCGTTCTGGTCAATAGTTGATACGATAATATTGTCACCGCTACCAGTAGTACATTGCAAATTAATGTACCTAAAGAACTTAGGTTCAATAGTACCGTAGCGAATCTTTCCAGTCTGTATCCAACCAGTATCACGCTTAAGAGTTGCACTTTGAATGTGTAACTCACCGGTGTTTGTTGCTCCATCTTGTTCTTCAACAACCATAACAATGCGACCATCAACTTGGTATACTTCAGTTGCTTCGCTACTGCTTGGGGCTTCAGCAACCGTACCATAAGGTGATACAGCCACCGAGGTTACGTTACTTGCGGTCTTAGCATAGGTAAATGTAGTGCTGGTAGGTACTGAAACGACGGTGTATGTACCATTAAATGTGGCATCTACACCAGCAATAATTACAGTGTTACCAACATCAAGGTCATGTGCAATAGATGTAGTTAGAGTTGCAACGTTACTTGTCAGTGCCTTGTTACTAACTGAATAGGTTTCATGAATAGAACTACGGTACTCAAGGTCGTGCGCAAACGCATATGTACCATCATTAAACTGTGTAGATAAATCTACACGTATAAGGCAAGCATGTTGGAATGTAGCATCTTCATTGTCTGATTTAGTTGCTGCATATATGTAGTTACCAGATTCTGTAAACCCATTAACTGGGTAGTAACCATTTTCATACAACAGTGGACCAAGGATTGCTTGACCATTGACATTGATAGGACAGATACGCAGACCCTTACTTGTACCTAGTGCTAGTACGCCAAGGTAATAGTGAATTGTATTAACTGTTTCACCATCTGGCAAAGACATAACCATAGTTGCACCAGGCATATCAATGGTATTAGTTGTATCGTCAAAGAGCACTTGCCATACTTCGCCATTGTTACCAGCATTGCCAGACATGTAGATAGCAGCAGGACCAGCAGTAGCATCGTTCCAAATCCAGTTAGGGTTGATGTGTGTCTTTACTGTTGCTGGAAGAGTATCAGTACCACTAGTGTGACTATGGCTTGATGTTGTTCTACCTGCACCACTAGGAATAATGCTCATGTTGTAGATTGATTGTCTAAATCCAAAAAGAACATAACCTTTAACATACTTAATAAAGGTATTCAAAACATCAGAGTTGCTAAACTTAAATGCAAGTGCATCAGAGTCACTGCCAATAGGACCAGTGTGTATAGCACGGTTACAAGTAGCATAGTAGTTTGTACCATCAGTAGTTACAGAACTAAATGGATGAGCAGTGTGACTTGCTATCGCATATGGCGCAGCAGTTGCAGCAAAGTCATCATTAAAGGAAATCTTTTTTAATGCACCTACTGAGTCACCAGATACAAGCACATCTGCTGTACCATCGTTACCAGCAGCAGCATTGATTAAATTGT